TGGTCGAATTCCCTGCTGAATATGACTGTTTTTCTGATTTCCAAAATCTACGTAATAAATATCGCCTCGTTTGCACATATGGTTCTCCTCTAGCTAAGTAAAAAATCTTCTAACTGCTGGTTTCTAATGGCATAAATCAATCGCAGTTCCTTAATGGCCTTCTGCTTCCACCTGCTAATGGTACTCCGGCTGATATGGTACTTGACCATGAGATTGTCCCAGCTTTCTGACACAATGACTAAATCCGTCACAAATTCCGCCAAATCATCTGGAAGCTGACTGACAGCTACTTTAAAAAAATGCAATTCCTGAACTAAACGACAATAGCGCTTTGACAAATATTGATAAAGCTCCCGATTGGCTTTCTCTGTTTCTTCCTTGTAGGATAAAGCAATGTTCTCACTGCGATAAGGATTCTTACTGGTCTGCACCCTTGGTTCATCAGACCGACCATAGACCATGGTGTCCAGGATCTCATTTTCTGAGATGCCGACAAACTGGTTCAACTGGCTACGTAAGAGCTTCATCTCCTTTTCCATGTTCTTGTAATCATAGAAAAGGCTCTCTATTTTATCCATCCGCTTCCTCCACTCTCAATTCATATTTGACGGCATCAATCAGGGATTGCTGAGAGATGTCCTTTTCTTTCAATCGTTTCATGACTTGTTCGTCTATGGTATTCTTCGTAATGATGTGGTGAACAACCACCGTTTCTTTCTGCCCTTGACGCCAGAGCCTGGCATTAAGTTGCTGGTACAGCTCCAAAGACCAAGTTAAGCCGAACCAACAAATGGTATGACCGCCAGCTTGAAGATTCAGTCCATGACCACTGCTTGCCGGGTGAATCAAACCAAGGACTATCTTTCCCTTGTTCCAGTCCTCAATATCCTGATTGCTTTGAATCACTCTAGCTTCTGAAAAACGTTCCTTGATGCGTTTCAAATCATGCTGGAACCAATAAGCGACTAACAAAGGCCGGTTATTCATACTCTCCACCATTTCTTCAAGAGCCACTAACTTCTGATCATGCAAGAGTACCGCCTTTCGATTCTCATCATAAACCATGCCATTAGCCATCTGCAGTAATTTATTCGAAAGGCTGGCACTGTTTACGGCATCAAGTACCTGCCCCTTGAGAGAAACCATCATCTCTGTTTTAAACTCCTTATAAACAGCCAGTTCATGCTCCGACATTTCAATCAGTACTTCATTGTCCACTCGTTCTGGCATATTGAGATAATCGACTGCCTTCATAGAAATCGTCATATCCGCTATCTTGTCATAAATCGCTTCTTCTGCGCCATCCTTTGACTTATAAGAAAAGATAACCTGACCATTTCGTTTGTCGGGGTCAAAATACTGATTGCGAAATCCTGTGATAAAGCGCCCTAAACGCTCTCCGCCATCTAAGATGCCAATCTCAGAAAATAGGTCCATGATGTTTCCAGGAGTTCCCGTCAGCCCAACTATGCGCTTGATTTTAAATCGAACTTTCTTTAAAGCTTTGAATCGTTTGGCTTGATAAGACTTGAAGCTAGATAGCTCATCAATCACCACCATATCAAAATCAAAGAGATGATTCTGAATCAACCAGACGATATTTTCCCGGTTAATGGTATAGATAAAGGCTGCACGTGATAAAGCTGCTCTCCGTTCTGATTCACTGCCAATGGCTATCGAAATATCAAGGCCCTTTAAATGCTCCCACTTGTCGAGCTCACTCTTCCAAGTATGACTGGCCACTCGAAGCGGGGCAATGACCAAGACTTTTCTGACCTCAAATGAATCCAATATCAAATTCCACAATGCCGTTAAGGTAATCACGGTCTTTCCTAGTCCCATATCAAGAATCAAACAAGCTGTCTCATGCTCCTCAATGAATCGAGTCGCCACCTCTTGATAAGGATGTGCCTTGTATGCCATCTAGTATTTCTCCAATCTTTTCTTTATCGTCCAGCACATAAACTAGAAAACCTAGCTTTCTTAACTGCTCCATGCGCCTGACCTGAATCTTTCTGGTTTTTTCTCCTGGGGCTTTTAACTCCACAAAACCAAGCCTGCCTTGAGGTAAAATCACAATTCGATCAGGCACCCCTACCAAGCCAGGCGAGACAAACTTCATGGCAAGACCACCCCGCTTCTGACTTTCTAGTCTCAGTTTTTCTTCAATTTCTCTTTCTCGCATTTCTTCTCCTCCCAGGGTTTCCGATAGAGGTTGCCAAAAGGGTTCAAACTCCTTACGCGCATACGGGTGCCAATTACCCCTATTTTACTAGTAGTAACACTACTCTCTTAGAAAAGATAGGCAACTAAGGAAACTAGTACTAGAGAAACCACTATTGGCAACGGCTTTGAGAGGTTTCCCATTCGGTTGCTGAAAGGTAAAATCGAAAACCTGCGGAAACCAACTAAAGCTTCCCAAGTTGCCTTACGGCACCCGGACAAAAGCACGTTGAGTACCATACAGGGAAAACTTCATCTTACCAGTCGTGTTTCCTGTGTACTTATTCCAGCCACCGATTTTATTTAGAATCCCTTCAATTTCATAGGAATCAGCCTTTTTGATATTCTGTCGTTCCTTACCGAAGCACTCACACCAAATTTCCATAATGCAGACTCGCTCACGTTGCTCCGTGCCCTTCAAAGTTTGACTGCCAAAGTCACTCCCAGCCAAGAAAGTCCGCCGCTCATATAAGTCCATCTTAGCCCAGTTATCTGGCAATAAGATATCCAAATACTCTACAACAATGCCTTCTCGGTCGTCTGATTCCATAGCTTCCTGTCGCTCTTTATTCGCTTCATTTTCTGCTTTTCCTTTTAGAAAAAGCTCTTCTCCTAACTCATAATAGACCTTGGCTTCCGCCCATAGCTGGTCCACATCAACAAGTTCCCAGGGCTTTAACTGACTGGCATCTGATACTCGAATCGGCCAAAAGCGGCGGTTCCCAGTTACATCCCGAAGAAATCCACCTTCTGAATTGGTTGATCCCACAATAATACAAGCGCGTGGGTGACTTTCGACATTCACCCCATAGGCTTGACGGAACTTATCATCCTGTCGTGATATAAAGGATTTAACAGTTTCCACATCTGTTTTTCGAATTCCTGTCATCTCAGAAATTTCTAGAATCCAATAGCCCTGGAGCTTTTCTGCCGCAGTTTTATCCCGCATGTCTGAAATCGCCAGAGAATCCGAGAACCACTCTTTACCTAGCTTGAGAAAGAAGGTTGATTTTCCTATCCCCTGCGGTCCATTTAGTACAAGAATAGAATCAAACTTAATACCTGGTTCATAAATTCTTGCTATCGCAGCCACCATGGTTTTACGCATGACAGCTCGTGTATAAGCTGTGTCCTTTGCCCCAAGGTAAAGAATAAGAAGTGAATCAATCCGCTCAACCCCATCCCAAACCAAAGGTTCTAGGTATTCCTTAATGGGATGGTAGAGCCGGTAAGAAGTCACCACAGCTAAAAGAGCATCCTTAAACTTGGTGGGCGACCAGATGCCATAGACACGCTCAAAGTAGAGCTTGGCATTGGCTAAATCCGAATCATTCCAGCCAGGACGTGACCGTCTCCAAGGGAGCTCACCAATCACATCAATGACATTCTTGAATTCGTTGTAGACAATATTTTGAAGGTTGGGGTCAAAATGGAGAATGGTCGCAATGTTGGATAAGGTATCCTTAACCCGGCCAGTCTTATCCAGCTCTAAGTTCGCCTGCCAATTCTCCGTATCAGCGAATTCCAAAGTCGCATCTGCTAAGCGCTCTTTTGCCAACGTCTCCTTGGTCGCATCATCTTTTAGGACAAAGTCCTGCATAGCCTTATAAGACGGTTGCTTAGCTGAATCTTTCTTTTCATCATCGTCCTGATCGCCAAAGAGATGTAGGCGAACCAAGTCAAAAGCCGATAAAAGCCTGTGACCATAAGGGTCGGTCGCATGATGGCTATAAGCAAATTTGTCATCATAAAGAACAACACCAGCACTAGTTGTGGCATGAATATAATCAAAACGACCTGGAATGCTGGAAGGCTTGTAAACATCTCCTAGAAATTTTTCAATTGCTTCTGTAATGGTGTAGGTTCGGTTAAAAGCCCCAATCAAGCCAGATTTTCCAAGTGGGTCTGCTTGTTTGGCAATGGCCCGCTCTAGCAGTTTGTTCTGCCGGCTGGATACCGGCCATTCAGTCGTATCTTTCCAGTTCTGATAGCGTGCTAGAACCGTATCCGGATTGAGGAAGTCGCCCTCTAATTTTTTGAAGACAAACTCTCCGTCCTGTGAGGTTGATGGCCAATACATGAGACGGCTCGGTTCATAGGTCGTATCATCAAACAGCTCCATACCAATGTCTTCAGCCACTTTTCTAGCGACAGCTTGGTACTCTTCCGCCGTTACTTCCCGAGACAAGGGGAGTATCAAACGCAGCCTTGGATGTTCTTTGGTATGTTTATGCGTGGAGTAGAAATAAGCAAAGAAGGAAAAGAATAGTTCAACTTCATCCATAATACCCTGCGTCGCAAAGTCCATATCCAGGGTCAGGGCAGAACGAGACAGTACGGTATCCTTTTTCCGTCTTCCCTTATCCAGCTTTCCCAAAACAAATCCGCCAACATCCTTGATATTAGCTTGCTTTGACTTCGCCAGTTTCTTATATTCCGCTACCGTTTCAGCCGTTCGGATAGTGGTTGAAATACGGGCTTCAAAGCGTTCCAAGCTATAACTAGTTTGTGTCCAAATCTTATCGGTTCGTTTGTTTCCTAATGAAATGGCAAGTTCCATTCTTTCCTCCTCAATCTTTCTTATAAAATTAACAGGCATAGCCGTCTGCTCGTAAGGGCAGACCTTTGGCCCAGTCTGGCTTTGTGGCAAGTAGCTGGCAAACTTTTGCCACACTCTCTTCTCTCACTTCTACCACCGCTTCATCATGCACATGAAGAACAATAGCTAATCCCTTTTGCTTGAGCTGCATCATGCCATAGGCCAATAAATCTCGGGCGATACCTTGAACAATATTTTCCACTAACTTTGGTCCATAGGTCTCAAGCCTTGTCCATTTCTTACTCTCTCCAATCCCTTCATAGATCAAGCCGGGCTTGCCAAATGCGTTCATTCCCATGCGAGGTTTAACATAGGCTAACTTACGACCTGAAGGCAACGTAATAAAGAGCATTCCCGATTGATAACTAATGACTAAATTCTTAATCTTCTTCGGTTCTCTTGTTTCGTATACCTGCTTTGCGACCTTATCTATCTCCCACCAAAAAGCGACAATATGTGGATTGGCTGACCGCCACTGATTGACGAGCGGCTGCAACTCCTCTTCTTCCAGTCCCATATCCAGTGCTCCCATAGCGGTTAAAGCACCAACTGAACCACCATAGCCAAGAGCCAGCTCCGCAATCTTACCTTTTTGGCGAAGGTGGCTATTAACACCGTGTTTCTCAACCGGTACTCCAAACATTGAAGATGCAGATGCGCAATAGATATCCCCGCCCTGTTCAAAAACATCTAGCCGCCAAGATTCTCCAGACAGCCAAGCCAACACTCGAGCTTCAATCGCCGCAAAGTCAGCAACGATAAACTGATGACCTGCTTTAGGGACAAAGGCAGTCCGGATGAGTTCAGAAAGGACACCTGGGACATTCTCATAGAGAGTATCCAAGGTTTCAAACTGCCCTTCTTTGACAAGCGTTCTAGCAAGGGACAAATCCTTGAGTTTGTTCTGAGGGAGATTTTGTACCTGGACTAACCGTCCAGCCCAGCGGCCGGTACGGTTTGCCCCATAGAATTGCAGGAGACCGTGTACCCGACCGTCAGAGCAAACACAGCGTTCGATAGCCTGGTATTTCTTGACGGAGGTCTTGGACATCAAGAGACGCAGCTTTAACATTTCAAGCACTTCTCCATCTGCTTCTTTGAGATGCTTCGTCACCACTTTCTTTCCCAGCGAATCCATGAAGACTCCCTGTTCTTCTAACCAGCCCTTTAGTTGAGAGACAGAATTCGGATTCTCTAATCCACTCAATTCATAGGCTCGTTTTGTGACCTGCTCCTTATAAGAAAGGTCACAAAGAATAGCCTGTTCAACCAACTGCAGGTCTACTTCTATGCCTCGGTCGTTAATTTCCTGATCCAGCTGATAGAGAAACTGTTCACTTTCAAGCAAGGGATAGTTTCTTAGACGCTCTCGAATAGCTTGTTCCACCTCAACATCTCGCTTACAGTAACGTTTAAATAATTCCCAGTCCTCAGGCGCGTGATGGGGGAAATTCCGCTCCCGCATACCATTGGCTTTGGTTGCTTTACAGGGCAGACAGAAATACCGAATCAGCCTGCTTCCCTCTTTCATCTTTTGTTCTTCTATGTTGAGAACCCGCCTCACTCCTTCAAGGGATAATGGTAGGCCTAGACTTGCTGCAAGAACTGCCGTACACGACCAGGACTTTGCTGAAAGATGCTCTCCCAGAAACTTGGAAAGACAGACCCTCTCAAAGTTGGCGTTGAAGGCCGTTTTTATAATGGCATCATCTAATAGAGCTAAACGAATCTCTTCAGGAATCTGCTCTCCCTGAGCTAAGTCTACCACCTGCGTTTCTTTCTCGTCCTCTTTATAGGCAAAGAGCAAAATCTCAAATGCGGGGCTATCCACATAGCGGTAAACACCGCATTTTGTTAAGTCCACATCTGAATAAGTTTCAATATCAATGCTTAGAGTTTTCATCCGTCCTCCAATAGGTAAAGAGGTGGAGACCCACCTCAAACTAGAAAGTCGTCATCATCCACGGTTCCAAATTCATCTTCTGCTTGAACTCGGCCACCTAGTGGCTCTCCGTCTTTCAATTTTTGAATGTTTCCAAGACCAGCTGCCACCCCACGATTTCCATTGGAATTAAAGCCGTAGAAGGTCACAGATACCCGACCATAACAGCCGGAATAGACTTCTGCCTGATCCAGGATTGGTTGAACCTGCTGGTCTACGACCTGCGGCTTTTGTTTGGAATTACAGTTAATGAAATAGCTATTGGCATAGGCTTCATCATCTGGCCGGTCAATATCTCCATCCCGGAGTGGTAGTTTCAGATTGGCTGGAATCTTCCCACCAAATTTTGAGATAGCTTCTTGTTTCGCTTGCTCTACGGCTTGTTGGATTTTCTGAATTGTGGCCTTATCGCTCTTTGGAATAATGACCGATACAGAATATTTCGGCTCTGAACCATTGATAGATTGTGGTTCCCATACATTGGCATAGGACAGACGACCCGGTACAATCACTTTTGTTTCTTTTGACATATTAGTTTCCTCCAAATTCAGCTGCTGCTGGAATATATTCTTTTCGTTTATCACTTTCAGGAACAAGGGTTAACTTGCCCCGAGGTTTGCGAACCAAGTGTCCTAGCACTCGGTTAAATTCTTTCTTGCCCATCCGTTTCTCGAGTTCAGTCAGAGAAACCAGACTTTGTTTATAGATATCCGTGAAGCCTTCTGCTTCCGCAAGTTTGGCCACTTCATCTTCATTAGTGAACTGACGGATAGAGCGGCCTTCAACCAATTTAAACCCTTCCCATGATTTATGTGAATCAATTGCTACTTTTGTCGCATAGTCTTTCACTTCTGTCGCCCATTTGACCAAGTCATCTACATGAAGAAGGATTTCTTCAATCTCACTATCCGTCAAAAGATGAGGGGAAGCCAGCTGGAATTGTTCAAACTCTTTATGATAGTCCATCCGTGCCCGAAGAACAGCATTACAAAGAGAGAACTGACACCAAGGACCATAGGTGACCTCCCCTTCTCCTTTAAAGGCCAGTTCAGCCTTAGGTTTCAGCTCCGTCTCAGCCCACTCTAGCAAATCTTCTCGCTGTAAAATAGCCGTTGAGATATTGCCTTTTCGTGGCTGAAAAATGGTCATCTTGACCTCTTCAATATCATAGAGAGCATCATAGAGTTCCAAGGCTCCCAGGGCATAGAGCTTCATCTGCGGGTTGTTCTCGGCTTCGACTAGAACACCTTTGCCATACTTAAAGTCCACGACATGAAGGGTGTTGTCTGCCACAATGACGCAGTCAGCCGTCCCAAATCCTTCTGGAACATAGCGAGAAAAGTCAACAGTCTGTTCAATCAAAACAATTGGATCACTGGTACCTTGTTTCAGTTGTTCCAACTCATCTATGATGAAGGCAACATAATCTTCCGTGGCTTGTTCCATCTCAAGCGTCAACTCACCTTCCGGTTCTTCTGCTTCTAATTGAAGAACACTTTTTAGCTTATATTCAGCTAAGGCATGGGCCAATGTTCCTTCCTCCGCTGCAGGATTGGTCTTATGTTCAAAGAACTCCTCCAATCGAGCAAGAGGCGGAACCGTCAGCCAGCGGTGGCTAGAGGATGCCGATAATAGCGCGTGTTGTTTTTGGGCCATATCAGAGTCCTTTCGCATCTTCAAGGAGAGAAGGATAGTGCTGCTCTTCTACCGCAGAGAGCTTATTCGCCCCATACTTTTGAAGGAGTTCCCGTACCTGTTCAGTCTTACCTGCCCGAGACTTCTCGGCCAGAATTTTGCGGATATCTTCAATCGTAACAGCCGTTGATGAAGCTGCCTTTTCTACTTTTTTAGTGGGTGTTTCATCTGTTAAGTCGACTGCCCCACACAGTTCTTCCAGGCTATCTGCCAGCATTCGCAAATTGGAGATAACCATCTCTAGTTTCTTCATTTGTGCCATTGCTTTTCCTTTCTTACTCTAAGAACATGCTTGGAAATTTAGACCAAACAGAGTCTTTAGTATTCGTAACTTTTGAAGGCTTTTCTCCTGCATAACGTACCTTGTAGCCACTGCATTGAAGAGCAAACAAAGGCTCTACCCGGTCATCAATCTCCATCGTATGTTGATTGATTGGCTGCCCATTCTCGTGGAATAATCGGAAAGGTTTCCCCAGTTCTTTCGCCGTCTCAATCTCATACTTCATCCCTTGTGAGATATTGGGACCATAGACCCAAATCTCATCGCACCGCTTTAAAAGCTCCTGCCCCATAGTCAAACCTTGAATCCGTTCATCGGGATTCTTATCGTTTAAGAACTGTGTCAAGAGCAGATGAGGTGCAAGGGGGACATAGCCAGCTTTGGCAGCTTGCTTGGAATAGGCAATGGCCTTCTTTTCATTTTCTGCAACATTCCCTCGATAGGGTGAACAAATAAATACTGTTTTCATTCGGAAAATTCCGTCCTTCATTAATTTTTTGGAGTTACTGTTGATGGCCATCTCCAACTCACAAGACTAGTATAATACGATTTCTAGCCGCCGAAACGGACACTTTTTTGCCCGCTACAGATCGCTAGATAAATAGCTGCTTCAACAGTCTAGACTCTGTAAACACGAGAAAAGAACTCTAAAAAACGGACATGTTACTGTCCGCTTTTTAGAGTTCTACACCCACTTTATTTAAAAAATCTTTCACCTGCCCAATAGAATGATTGTAAAAGTTATTTAAGACCATTTGATAGCGTCGATGTTTTATATTCCCCATATCTAGTTTCCATCCGGACTTATCCAATAAATGGCCAGATATAGACGGAGGGAGATTAAGACAAATACAAAATAGTAAAAACAATTCTAAACTTGCATCTCCCTTAAACAATCGCCTAATAGTACGCTCATCATAGTACAACTCCTGCGCAATCTGCTTGTACGTCAGCTTACGCCACTTCTTTACCACTTTCATCGAAGTCTCAAAGTCATTCGATAGTTGACTGTAAATCTTATCCTCTTCTGCTAATTGTTGTACTAAAATGGCATCTTGCTTTTCTTTTGTAGAATGTTCATAACCATTCTGATAGACCATCTGAAAAGAAATAGTACCAAAAGAAGCACGATTTAAAATAAAATCTTGGTAAGGGATATCAACTGGTTCATTCTGTTTATATTGATATTCAAAAACGAGAGCGCACTCATCCAAATGTTCCCTAGCTTGCTTTGTTAATTGTAGATTCCCTAACTCATCATGCTCCACATAATCAGGAAGATTCAACACAAAATGTGACTCTAAGTAGACATATAACCCCATCTTCATGACATTGCTGAAGTCCGTATTTTCTTTCAAAAGTTTATCCACTTCTCGTAGCGGAATCGTAAAGGTCTGATTTCCTTTAAAATCATTCACTTTAAAGGAATAGGCGGGAAGATAGCGGCCATCAATATAATCTAAGACCCCTTTAGCTTCTGGATATCCGATTTCGACCATTCTTAATTTCGCTGATAGTCTCGATACTTGAAAAAATGAAGCTAACTTTGTAATAGCCTGCTCTAAAATCTTAAGATAGGAACCACCAATAGTCAGTTCTAACTCTGAAATGATTCTGCGAGCCATCTTAGAAAAAGTCTTTCTAGGCATTAAAATTCGAGGAGTAATGGCTCTGGCCTGTTTTTCAATCCAGAAAACAGCATCTTCTTTATATAGTTTCTCGACTTCTTCAGCATCAAAATATCGCTTTAAAGCAAAATAATGTCGATGTTTATACCAATGAAAACATTCATGAAGAATCGTATTATGAAGCTGACCAACATTATGGTGATGTGTGTCATACAAAACAGTTCGTTTCTCAATTACTTCTTCAACTTCTGTATCACTTGTCAATACATCACCAAAATAGGTTCTTCCCAAAATTTGACTGCATTCTTTAAAAGTGGTCTCTTGTGTATGAAGTCCTAAGCGATTAGCAATTTCAAATACATCTACTACCATTGGCTTGTTCAATGCTTCAGGATAAACATCGTATAAAAAGTGCTCTGCTTCATCATCATAGTGGTTGGCCTGAATATAAGGAATCAGATCAGCTCTTAAAGAGTTTTGCTCATCATAGTTATCTCTAATTCCTCGCTTAGCTTCTATAAAGATTAATTCATAGCCTTCCTCATTAAATATTAAATAATAATCTAAAGTTACCTGATAATCCATCTGAATCCAATCGTCAATCATTCCAGAAAGACAAAAACTATTGGATTCTATTTTTAAACCAATATGCAGTAAAATTAAATTAGCTGTTTTCAACTGTGGATGAACACTAACAATACTTGTATTTTGGTATGTCATTTCGTAGATATCCTGAACATTTTGATTTTCTGGAATAAAAATTTCTTTCTTCTCAGTCATCAAACACTTCACATCCTCAATAATTTGTTCAAAACAGTGACGGATGATAAAAGTTGAAATTGGCATACATTGTACGTCTCTTTTCTATAATCTCTTCTTGTATCTTATTATAATATATGATATAATTTTGTCAACATATAAGTTTACAAAGGTGATGAAAATGTTTTCAAATAAAAGATTAAAGGAAATAAGAGAAGCTCAAGGATACTCTCAAACCGCTATAGCTAATCAACTAGGAGTGACTAGAGCAGCCTATTCTAATTGGGAACTGGGAAAAAGAAAACCTAACAAAAACCACTTACAAAATCTGGCTGCGCTATTCCATATCAAGATAACTGATTTTACAGAAAAAAATTCTTTGTTGGAAAAATATTCTAAACTCACCTCAACAAATCAGGAAAAACTAGAGCATTATGCGGATGAATTACTGTCTGACCAACAACAGGAAGAAAAAATCATTCCACTTTATTCTGTTAAGGTATTAGACAATATTTCTCTGTCAGCAGGTACCGGAGAAGGTTTTTACGATGAATATGAAACAGTTGAGGTATGTACAGATAAAAAATACCACTATGATATTGCCACCTGGATTAAGGGAGATTCAATGGAACCGATTTATCATGATGGGGATGTAGCGCTCATCAAATTGGGAGAATTTGACTATGATGGTGCCATCTATGCGGTCTCTTGGAATGAGAAACTTTATATAAAAAAAGTTTATTTAGAATCTGATGGATATCGCCTTGTTTCACTCAATAAAAAATATGAGGACATCTTAGCCCCAGCAGAAGATTCCCCTCGTATTATTGGTAAAATTACAAATAGATTTACCAAGATTTAA